AGCTCTGCCTGCGTCACCGTGGCCGTGTAGTGGCCTTCCGGCAGCGGCTCGAAGCTGCCGCCATTGCCTTGAGGAAGTTCGTTTGCGTCAAAAGTTTGTCCGAGAAAAGCCATGATGATTACTCCTTAGTGATTTCGATGGTGAATGAAGGGCGGCCAGGCTTGGCCGTGATTGCTGCAGCCAACGGCCGCGTGATGGACTCGTCGGTGGCCTTCCAGATGGCCATGTTGATCTCAGGCTTCCACCTAAATAGTGTTGCCAGGTGATCGGTCAGGCCGAACTCCGCGGCCAACTCCTGCACCTTGTCAGCGTCCACCTTGCGGTCGATGCGGCCGACGACCTTGACCTTGAAGCCTTCAAGCGCCAGCGTCTCGGTGCCTTCCACGTCGTCGCGGATGCTGGCTGCTTTGCGCATGGTGTCTTCAAGATCGCGGCGCTTCTCGATGGCTATACGCTCGGCCTCTTTGGCCTCCAACCATTCGGCTGCCATTTGTTCCATCGTCTTCATGCTTTGCCTCCAATCTTTGAAAATACTGCGCTCAGGTCCGGCGTCTCCCAGGTGTCGAGTTTTCCGCTGCGATCCTTGGCCAGCCACAAGCCGTCGCTGTCGCACATCAGAGCGCGCTGAGTGACGCCTTCGCCATCCTTCTCAACACGCAGCGCCAGCACCTCGTCAAAAAAGTACGGCAGCGCCTGGCCGGTCTTGTTGCCAGGCATTGAGGGCGCGTACAGCACGCGGCCCATCTCGTCTTGCGTCTTCTCCAGCTTGGCGCTCATGTAGACGTGGCGGCCAGGCAGATCGCGGAAAGCGCGAATGATGTCGGCCATCTGCTCCTGCATTGCACCGTAGGCTTGGCGTGGGTCTTTGGTCGCTTTCTTTTCAGCGTTCAGCACCACCTCGGCAATCTCGCTGATGGAATCCAGCGCCACCGATTTGTAGGCCTTTGCCTCGTCAGACGACGTGAGCCACTTGTAGGCCTCCTGCAGCGTCGTCATGTCGCTGATCTCGATGAAGGGAAGGTCTGCGTCCTGGATGGACAGCAGGCCGCCTTCAGCAGACAGCACAATCGGGCTGGGAAGGGTCTTGATCAGTGAGGTCTTACCTGCACCGGCCTGGCCATAGACCAGGACTTTCACACCGTTGGCAGACAAGCTGCCGGTAGTTTTCACGTTGATTGCCATTTGGCACTCCTTGGTTGGTTGCTGCACCTTCGGCCAATTCCGTTCGCGCAGTGGTTGCATCATAAACCAGAAATCGGGTATAGTGCAAGCACTCCCGCAAAAATTTTTTTAGAGGTGCAAATTATGATGACTGTTGAGCAGATCAAAAAACGGCTTGAAGATGCCAATCTCAAGCGCGTGGCAGAGAACGCTGGCGTGCATCCGGCCACGGTCTACAGGTTCATGCAGGAGGACTCCAAGCCTCTGTACGAGACAGTCAAGGCGTTGTCGGACTACCTGACACAGCGCCAGGAGGCCACAATCAATGGCTGATCTGTCCAAAGTGCTTGGCGGCCCCTGGTCGCCACCACCAGAAAAACGCATCGCACCACCTGAAGAGCAACTGCGCGACGCCATGCTGGCTGCAGGACTGGAGCCACCGGACGAGCTGCTGTTGGATGGCAAGATTCACAGGTTCAAGTCAGGCACCAAGGGCAGCGGCAACAAAGGCGGCGACAAGCCAGGCTGGTATCTGATCTTTGGCGATGGCGTGCCGGCTGGGCGTTTTGGTTGCTGGCGCGCAGGCGTGGAGGTGACCTGGCGAGCTGAGGTCGGTCGCAAGCTGACGGCTACAGAGGAGATGGCCAATGCTCGGCGCATGGCAGAGGCCAAGGCTTTGCGCGATGCCGAGCTGGAGCGCAAGCACGAGGTGGCAGCGGCCACGGTCGAGACGATCTGGACCTCAGCCCAGGCGGCCAGCCCAGACCATCCTTATCTCAAGCGCAAGGGAATTGGCGTGCATGGCGCGCGCGTGACCGGAGACGGTCGCCTGGTGGTGCCGTTGTATGGACCAGATGGCGCACTGGCAAGCCTGCAGTACATTGCGCACGACGGCGGCAAGCTGTACCACCCAGGCGGCGAGGCTGGTGGCAAGTTCTGGATGGTTGGCACAATGGACGAGCCTGGCGTGCTCTATGTGGCAGAAGGGTTTGCCACCGCGGCCACCATACACGAGACGACCGGCCGTCCTTGCGTGGCGTCTTACAGCGCCAGCAGCCTGGTGCCGGTGACCGGCAGCCTGCGCGAAATGTATGGACCGACCCAGGACATCGTGATTGTGGCCGACCATGACAAGCATGGCGTCGGGCAAAAGTATGCCGAGCAAGCATCGGCAAAATATGGCGTGCGCGTGGTTATTCCTCCAATCGAAGGAATGGATGCCAATGATTATGCCCAAGCCGGTAACGACCTGGCCAGTTTATTGATGCCTGCCAGGACAGACTGGCTAATTGCTGCAGATGACTTTTCATCTCAGCCGGCACCAATTTCCTGGCTGGTCAAGCGCTGGCTGCAGAGTCAGGCTCTGATCATGGTTCACGGACCATCAGGCGGCGGCAAGACCTTCGTGGTGCTGGATTGGTGCCTGCGCATGGCCAGCTCAACCCAGGACTGGTGTGGCAATAAGGTCAGAGCTGGCAACGTGGTCTACCTGGCCGGCGAAGGCCACCACGGCCTGCGTGGTCGCGTCGCAGCCTGGAAGCATCACCACCAGGCCAAGCATCTGGCTATGTGGCTGTCCAAAGACGGCTGCGACCTGAACAAGCCAACTGGATACCTGCAGGTCGTTGAGCACCTGCGCACGCTGCCAGAAAAGCCGGCCGTCATTGTTGTGGATACGCTACACCGATTTCTAAATGGTGACGAGAACAGTGCCCAGGACGCCAAGACCATGCTGGACGCCTGCAACAGCCTGATGAACGAGTTTTGCTGCAGCGTGATCCTAGTTCACCACACCGGCGTGGCTGAAGAGGCTCAGCACCGTGCTCGCGGCTCATCAGCCTGGCGTGGCGCGCTAGACATCGAGATCAGCATCGTGCCAGGCAAGGAAAACGTGCCCATGCAGATTGTGCAGCGCAAATCTAAGGATGCCGAGCTGGCCAGCACCATCTATGTCGAGCTGCAGCAGGTCACCATTCCTGGCTGGTACGACGAGGACCAGCAGCCGGTCACATCGGCCGTCATCGTTCAGGCGCAGCCTCCAGCAAGCACCAGGAAGGACGGCAAGATCGACAGCCACCGCAAGACTTTTGAGAACGCCTGGTGGGCTTCCGGTGCCGAGGAACGTAATGGTTTACCCTACCTCAGCCGGTCGGCAATGGTGGACTATCTGATGCACAAAATGGACGTGAGCGAGACATCGGCCAAGCAATATATCAAGCCAAGCGTGCCAGGAAAACCAATCGCTGACATGCTGGTGGCCGAGATCATCGAGGCTTTTGAGCACGGCTGGATCGTCATTGACGATGCTCAAGCCAGCGCCATGTTGATCAGGAAATCGGAGCGATGATGAAAGTTATCCACAAAATTATCCACAGGCAAAAACAGGTAACAGGTAACAGTAACGTAAAAAAACGTTACGAGTTACCTGTGGCAAAGGCGTCGGAATCGGTAACGTAACGTAACACACACCTTTAGGTGTGTTACCAGTTACCGGACGATGCGGAGAGATTTCATGACAAACCACTTTAAAAAGTGGGAAAAAGTTATCCACAGGAGAAGGCAGTGGCAAAAGCAAACGAGAATCAGGTAGGCGGCCAGCACTACAAGGGCAAGGCAATCCAGCCTTGGGACTTCATCGCGGCCAACGAGTTGGGCTACTTTGAAGGCAACATCGTGAAGTACGTCAGTCGATGGCGAGATAAGGGCGGCGTGGACGATCTGCGAAAAGCCAGGCACTACTTGGACAAACTCATTGAGCTGCAATTAAATTTGAAGGACAATTCAGCATGACCACAAAATCCCACAAACCAAAAGCGCCGACAAAACCAGGAAGTCCAGAACGGCAAAAGATTGCCGACATGGTGTTTGCTGGAATGCGCAGTGGAATGAGCGCATTCAAAGCCTGTCAGGCCGTTGGCGTGAATCAGAGCACCTTTAACTTCTGGCTGAATGATGACGCCAGCCTGGCTGCAGAGTACACGCGCGCGCGCGAGGACTTGATCGAGCTGCTGGCCACTGAGACGATGGCCATTGCCGACCAGGCGTTCACGGAAATCGAGGAACAGACTGTCGATGGTGATGGCAAGCCGGTGGTGCTCAAGAAAAAGGTGCCGGTAGACGTGCAACGTGCCAGGCTGCAGGTGGACACCCGCAAGTGGCTGCTGTCCAAGCTGGCTCCGAAGAAGTTTGGCGATAAGCTGGAGCTGACTGGTGATCCAGACCGGCCGCTGGCCATCCAGAAGATCGAGCGCGTGGTGGTCAAGAAGTGACGACTCTTCAAATCGAGACGCCTGAGTGGGCTGTTTCGCTGCTGGAGCCGGCGCGCTACAAGGGCGCATTTGGCGGCCGCGGCTCTGGCAAGTCGCATACCTTTGCCGAGATGCTGATCGAGGCGCACATCCTGGACCAGACCAGAATGTGCGCCTCGATCAGCATCTCGGCAAAG